GCTTGTGCAGCCTGCATAACAGCTTCACGCATTTCATCACGAATTTTTTTCAATTCTTCTTTACTATATTTTGGCTGTCCGTCTTTACCGGTCTCACCGTTAGGATCTAAGTGTTCGTCTAGCAGTTGACCTAACGCAGCCAATTGCTGCTCATCATATTTTTCGTAAATGTCGTCGTAGACTTGTTCTGCACTCCAGCCGTAGTATTTAGAATCATGGAAGATTTTAATATCGGGCAAGTTATGGTCGCCAATTTTGTCACGTACAATTTGTCCGTTTACAGCATAGTCACAGGCAATGTTAAAAATCTTAGGATCGCGACCTTCGCGTCGACCCATGTGATCAAAAACAGCATGGAGAATTTCGTGTGCAATTACAAACTCTACTTGTTTAACAGTAAGGGGTGTAAAAAACTCACGATTAAAATAAATGTTGCGTCCGTCTGTAGCGGCAGTTGGAAGCCAATCGTCAGCTTCTTTAATGCCCATACGTGTTGCTAGGTTACCAAAGAACGGATGGCGCAGTAGCAAACTTACTCGTGCTACAATAATCTTATCAATAATTGGATCGGCGTGTGCCATTTTTGCTCCTAATGTTTCAGTATGTATATATTATAACAGGGCACTAAGGCCCTGTCAATTTATTGCTTTTCAGTAGCCTGGGCAATATACTTACCAAATTTTGCATGGAAGTCATCAAAACATGCAATTTCATCTGGATCTAGCGGCAACTTGTAAGTTGACAATGCTAGTTTAGTACCCATAATAACAAGTTCGGTTTCGAAATTGTCCATCATAAATTGGAAGAAGTTATTAGCCTGGTTGTTCCAAACTTTGTTACTACCATTTTTATCGCAAGAGTCTTTTAACTCATAGCATAGTGATACCGCAAGCGAATACTGAGCTGAAATTTCCTTAGTATCCATCTTCTTAACACTACCATCCAAGATAGCTGATGGGTTAGGCATCTTGCTAGAGTGCTTACGATGTGCCATAAACTTAATAGCAAGACCTTCACCAACAGCACCTGAAGTCAAATCAGTTAGTGTGTCTTCGTCAGTATCGTTGTCGTGCAACAATTCGCTTACAAACGACCAGCTACGTGGTGTAGCAAAAGCACGTGAACCCGATTTAGGATCAAAGTCGTACAAGTCCTTTTTGCTAAAAGTAAGGAAACCAACTACATCTTTGTGTACACGGTTTTCCACAGCCCATTCTTGCCAGTCATCCCAGTCGATAGCCATTTCCAAGTGAACAAAACGATTAGCCAACGGAGCAGGCATACGATAAGTAACACCTTTGTCACTTTCACGGTTACCAGCCGCAACCATAACAACATTGTCTGGAAGCTGGTAAGTGCCAACACGGCGATTCAAAACAAGCTGATAAGCAGCCGCTTGCACAGCGGGCGCCGCAGAGTTCATTTCATCCATAAACAACACAATTTGTTTATGTTGTGCAGCCATTTCTGCATCAGGAAGTTCGAGCGGAGGAGCCCAAACCATTTTATTTACAGTTGAATCAAAATATGGAATACCTTTAATATCAGTAGGTTCCCACAATGAAAGACGAACATCGATAACATGAGCATCCAGCTCTGTACCAAGTTGTTTAATAATATCTGACTTACCAATTCCTGGAGGGCCCCACAAGAAAATTGGACGTTTGCTTTTGAATGCTTTACGCAATGAACGCTTTGCGCCTTTAGGCCCAACGGTACGGCTAAGAATTTCTGCCATTTTTATTTCCTTTAAAAAGTGTGTTACAGGGGATAATTTGTTACGCTATGTATATATTATAGCACCACACTAGGAAAGTGTCAACTAGATTTTTCGTTGTCCAAATCTTTTTGTCGCTCATTCATGGCTTTTATTAGCCCAAATTTGCGTATGTCGTCCGAAAACAAGTAAAGTTCAAAAGATTTTTTTTCGGAAAAAACTGTAATACTTTGGTTTGTAAGATAATACGGGCAGTCAATATATCTTTCCAAAAATATAATAGTTTGGGGACTTAGTTCGATTGGTTCTGTAAATGGAACTTCGTATGCCTTAAGTTCCAATTCATCTACCAAAAATTCATAACCTTTATCGCTTAGACGAAAAGCATTGTCTTTACCAACACGGTTTGATTGCCACCATGTTCTTGAGTACATATTAACATTAGTATCGTCAATAGTTTTGCCCCATTGTTGCAAAAATATTTTTGTTAATACGTCTCGGGAAATCATTTTACAATAGCACCTTGCGTTAACTTAACTACTTGGAAGTCTTCTGTACCAAATGTAAGATTCAATTTTTTAGCAAGGTTATGTGCATGTCCAGGATTACTAAATGATACTTTTTTATATTTAGGTCCAGGATAACTTGTAAGGCTGTTAAAGCTCTTTAAGTTAAAAGGCTCGTTCTTATAGAATACAGCCCAAATTGCTTCGGCTTCTAAAACTTGTTCAGCTTTGTAAGTTTTTTTGTTAGTATATTCTAACAATATTTTTGGTTTAGGTCGACTCATAATGCGTAATTCCAATTAATTAACTACGCATATATTTATCCTTATTTGTCGCTAAATCCGCCACCATCCATAGTCACTGTTACAACTTCAGTTTCTTGACTACGTTTAAGTTCGTTAAACATGGTTTCGTAGTCTTTATTAATTTTATCTATACATTCAGCTAAGGCTAGACTTAGCATTCTAGCCTGCTGTAATGACATTTTAATTTCTTTTGCCTGACTTGTTTCAGCACTTCTTACCTGTTGTATAAACTGTGTAAAAGGTGTTAAATTAATTTGATTTTGCATTTGCAAGTACCTGTTTCATTTCAAACTCAGTTTTGAAAGGGCCTTTATAAGGATAGCGTTCAACAGTAATAAGTTTAGGACAATGACTTTTTACCCAACCTTTATCAAATTTAATGATATAATATCCTGCGCAGTACAAACTTTTACTAGCGTTTGATTTTGTAAACAACGGAAGTCGTCGTTTAACATCGTACATAGGATTGAATGGTTTGCATGATGTTGCATAGCCGTGGCATTCATTAACTTCTGCATTAGTGACTTTTATTTTTTCACCTGCTAAAAAGAAATTGTCGCCAAATTGTTTTGTAAGGTCTTGTTTTTTATTAAACATAACTTCTCCGTTATGGCTGCTTAACACAAAACGATTATTGTCCTTCTTATGTAGCGTAGCAATTTTATTTCCGTCTTGTTCTACAATCCAAAACTTGCCATCTACAATTGGCTTTGCGTGTATCTCTGTCATTTTTTAAACCATCCTTTAATTGTTTGTAACAGATTATAATATCTAAAATGATAATCTGTCAACATGGGCTGTCGATGTGGGCATCGTCCTTGATACCAGTCACAGTCGACTTTAATTTCGTTACCACAAGCATTGCACTTCATGCGTCCTCCGGTTTAGGAAATTCTGGACTAAACGGCCAACTTGTTCTTGGATCTGGTCTTGGTTTTAGTTTAACATTTTCTTCAATTACAGTGCCGTCGTCTTCACATAGGCTAACTTGATACGGAGCATCAATGACTAGATAGTCATCTTCAACTTGCCAGTCATGCTCACCGTCAAACAGCCAAGCTGCACCGCCTTCGTGATATGAAGATTCAAACTCTTCCTTTTGTTCGTCAGTAAAGTCATCGCTGTATTCGAACCAGCAAGCATGTTGGTCGTCAAGTTCTGCTCCCCAGCCTACATCTGTTTTAGCGTGTGCTTGTATATCACCTTCCCACGGAAGGTTACAATCCATATCTTCTTCGACAAATCCTTGCCCCCAGCGATAGTGGTCATCGATGTTGACCCAACTAATAGAACCGTCCGCATTTTCACGGAACATTTCTATATGCCAGCAGATACTCTTTTTGTTGATGGGTTTAATTAGATATACTTTAGACATTTTGTTCTCCTTGATACTTTGCTTGGAATGGCTCAGCATACTGCTGAATGTTGTCTGCAATCTTTTTCATATCCCAAGTATTACAAAATTTTAGCATACGAATACCAACTTGTGTAACATCTTTTGGAACACAGTCTACTTCAATAGTTTTGTTAATAAGTTCTCTAATATCAGCAGGCTGTGCTTTTAAATCAACTAGTGTAACATTACGATTGTAATCTTCTAAGACCCTGTGTTCTTGTCCATTGTGATCAACCCATCTCTGCAGCATGAGATTGTTCCACGCAAATCCTTTGCTTTTACGATCTTCGAACGCTTCAGTAAGACCAACTTTGTTTTTAGTACCTTTAACACGCACACCTGGATACGCTGAGAAGACATTATCACTGGTATCACCACGCATACATTTCTCGAATAAGAGCCATTCTGGATTTGGAACGACTTTTTCTTCGCCTGTTTTCTTGTCTTTAACACGTTTGCCTTTTGCATCAAATATACCTTCGTGTGTAATGTGATGTTCTTGGACACCGTTATATTGACTTACGTTTGGAGCAATCAACTGATAAAAATCGCTGTCTGTTGAAATAATAACATGTTTGTCTTCTGGATGAGTTTGAATAAACCCAGCAATCAAATCATCTGCTTCTAGTTGCGGATGATGTAATACTGTACAGTTAGTCTTTTCACTAATAAAATTTTTAAATTCGTCAAATGCTTCCCAAAATAGTTTGTCTTCTTCTTGTTCTTTAGCAGTCATTGCCGCACGGTTTTCTGCGCGGTTAGCTTTATAGGGTTTATAAAAATCTTTGCGCCAGCTACGACCTTCGAGACAGAATACTACATGACTACCGTTAAAGTCATTCCATGCTTTTTTAATCGAATTAAAGGTAATATGAAACGCCATGCCTAGCTTAATGTCAGCACTTCCTTGAACTACGTGTCTAGCACGAAAAAATGTATTGGCGGTATCGACCAAAATGTATGTCATTTGTAATATTCCATATCTGCAGCAAAAACAAATCGGTACTCATCTGAGTCTGTAATACCGGGCCTATGCCACAGTTTACTAGGATACACGTTCCATGTCAAGCTGTTCGGTTTTAAGAAAAACGTATCGTTAAAATTAGGAGAACCGTCCATTGAAAATTCAGTTCCTGTAATGTTTGGATTTGATGTTGGCGGAATATGCACATACCAAACGCCACTGACTGTATCAGTAGTACCATTATTATCACTAACATGGTGATTGTGCCACATATTATCTCTATCTTCTGCATCTTTGGCACTAGTCATGAATACCCAACTCATTATGTTTTTAATACGTACTTCTTTTCCTAAAAACATAAAACACGAGTAGATAAAACTTTGTCGCATTTTTAAAAATACAGGTTCGGGTCTTGCAAACAAATTTTCTTTAGTTTGATATTTTGGGCTATTTGTAAAGTAGTTACCAGAATCAATTATGCCCTTAGCAACACCTTGTAAATCTATCATATCTGCTTCTTTGATTAAAGAGGAGAAATTATATTGATCAATGTATTCGTTGTTTTCTACTATTTTCATTCTACTTCAGCTTTTCCGCCGCCGATTCTAGTTACATTAATATAGCCTGCCCCTCGATTGGTATCCATACCTTCTTCGGCTAGCATGTTTCTTGCTAGATCTCTAAACCAACGATCAACAATTTCTTCTTCCGGATCACCGTCAAAGCCGTAACCAGACTTTTTCAACTCTGTAATAAAGTGTTCATTCCAGTCTAACTCAAAGAAACCATTACGTACATTATCTTTGTTTACTTTAGTATCTAAAACTGCAACCCACGGCTCTCCTTTTTTAGTAGCACGGTCTTTAGGAGAAAGTTTTGCTAGTTCTTCTTTGGCAGTTGCTTCAGCTGCACGAGCTAATGCTTCTGCACGTTCTTTTTCTGCACGTTCTTTTTCTTCTTCTAAACGAGCAATGCCTGTAATTCTTTTAAACCAATCTTTCATTATGTACCCCACTCGTTTTTAAACAGCGGTACTTGTAACCTATCGCTGTAACGTAAACCATTTTTCATAGCCAAATCTGCTACTGTTCGATTGTTTAATGCATAGACACTTTCAACACCACCGACCGGCATTAGATAAACATGACCTTTAAATCCTGCCGCACGATATGCGCCAATAGCACACTCTGCATCTTTAAAGTCTTGTTCTGTAGCAATAACAAACTTCAAGTAAGCTGTACCAACTTGTTCGTATTCACGCACAACTTCTGGCAGGATTGCTTCTTCCCACTTCTCGCCACTACACGGAAGTTTAGCACTTACACTGAATGTAATTTCTCTAGTCCACAAGCCATCATTTCCACTAGCCGTCCATTGTCGTAAATATTCTTTAAACTCTGGAGTTAGTTTTTGAGTACCATTTGTTTCAAACGTAATCTCACGTAAGCCTCCCATCTTAGGATTGTCTAGCAAGTCAGGATAAGCACGTTGCCAACCTAACAGTGGCTCACCGCCGGTGATAACTAAGTGTTCATCTCGCCACTCATTGTGTGGAATAATTTCGCAAATACGATCTGCAATAGCATCGCTTGTAAGCATTGGACTCAAGTCTTTAAACTCTGGCATCCATGATGCGTAACTATCACAGCCTGTGCTAACTAATGGCAAGTCTTCGTATTTTTGAAATGGTTCAATCATGGTATGCTTTGCCGCAATATCTACTGCTTCAAAACTTGTTTCGCCACGTGGCATACCAAAGCCTGCACATTTAAAGTTACAACCAAATGTACGTAAGAAAACAGACGGTACACCCATGTAACGTCCTTCTCCTTGGATACTGTAAAACAGCTCTGCAATTTTAATTTTACTCATCGTCTTTTTCCAAATATTGTGTCACTTGATCCTCTGCATCTATATAGCTTTCTGCATATACATCAAATGTGGCAACACCATTTTTAATTCGTATATCAAATGGCACAACACCGTTTGGCATCCAATTATCTGGCATTTCTCTTTTAATTTCAAATTTTTGCATAGATTTAATCTTTCTAAACAAATCATCTGCTATGTCTTTAGCTGTGCTCATACGCAATCTCCTTGTTCTGCTATTTTTGCAGTAGCTGACTTTTCTTTGCGTTCTTGTCTAAATTTCTTAACATCGTCGATAGCACTCAACATAGTATGAGCATAATTAAATGCACTTTGCTCTGTCAAGCAAATTGTTGATTCTGTATCAACATAGCCTTTTGTCAATAAAGTCCAAACGTGTTGCCAGCGTGTTTTCGACCAAAAGTTTGTTCTAGTAGTTGTATAGATGTTTACTACTACTTGATCATCAGCTTCAATCCATACGTTATGATCGCAGTCTGGATTAGAGCATTCGCAAGTTACACGATAAGTTTTTGTATTGCCCCAATCGTGTGTTTTTAAAATACCTTCTGCTGGAATTTGAACTTTCATTGCATTGTAGGCCTTTCAAATGTTCTAACTTGACTTCTGCTTGCAGAAATAGTATCAACCATGCGATTAAAGTCGTCTTCGCTCATAGCACTTTTATAAATGGTTAATGCTTGTGTCATCATGATAGCTGCAACTTCCAATGCACCATATTCCAAACACATATCATTAGCAAATTCTAAAAAACTATCGTATAAGTTTTGTAATTGATCATTGTTCATCGTGGTGCAAACTCCTGTTGCAGTTTAATATTGTCCATAAACTCTTTCTTAGTGCCCATGTCATCTTTAAATGCGCCTTTTAGTACGGTAGTTTGTGTAAGACTGGAGTGCGCCATAATGCCACGATTTTCACAACAACCATGTGTTGCTTGAATATAAACGCCTAAGTCTTTTGCGCCTGTAGCTTTTTCAATTTCTCGTGCTATGTCGTTACACAACTCTTCCTGTAAGGTGCCACGTCTGGCACACCACTGTGCGATACGAGTATATTTAGAAAGACCAATGAGTTTATTAGCGGCAATGATACCGATGTAGGCAACCCCAGATACAGGCTGGTGATGATGAGAGCACATGGACCGTAGCTCACTTCGAACCACGAGCATGCCTTCGTAACGGTCTGATGAATCATTGGGAAACGCTGTTGCGTCTGGTGCTGGGTCATATCTTCCTGCCATTATTTCATTAAAGTACATTTTGGCAAGACGTCTTGCTGTACCTTTACTATTAGGATCGTTTTCGCGATCAATAAGCAAACGATCGAGCACTAATTCAAATGCTTCGGTTGCCTCATCAATTAGTTTCTCTACATCACCTTCGTGTAAGTAGTCACTAATATTGTCTCCTGCCCAGAAACGTTTCTTATCACGTTTCATTTTGAATCGAAGATGATCTCCTAGGTATGCTTCTTGATAACCACCGTCACCTGCCATTGCGTCAAGTGCTGTTTCTTTTTTAATATATACTTCTTTTTTTAGAGGCACATATTCGTCCTGTTTAAATTCCATATTCACGTCTGCGTGAATTACAGGATCAGGTTTGAATTTGTTTGTCATTAATTTTCCTATGTTAAGGCAGAGGTATTGCCATGTTTTTATTATACACTCTTATTTAGGTTTTTGCAAATCTTTTTGAGCATTTTTTAGTTGAGCTTGTCTACAAGCTTCTCGCATTTGTGGAGTGAAATCGGGACTTATTTCACTCCATGTGCAATTGATTACAATAACATCTCCGCGTTTTGGCGCGGTATAAAACATAATGCCAAAGGCAATTATAGCTGCTATTGCAACTATTCCTATTTCTATATTCTCTCTGAGAGTAGAATCTTGCATAAGTCTGCATCCTTTTTATTTTTAAATGTAAAACTCATGTAATCGTGTTCGGGCTTAGACTCATACTTTCCGCCCGGCAATCCAAATACTTCTAACACCATAGCACAGGTTTCGTTCCACCAAAAACCATTTTGATTATTCCATACTACCGTTACAGTATTTTCGTTATTTGACATTGGTTCTTTGCTCGTGTTGTAACATTCTCAACTCGTCTTGTAAATATGACTTATATTCACTTAACACTTCAAATTTGCGACTAGCATCACCGGTTCTCTGTAGCTCAGCCATATCGATATCAACTCGAGCTATCTTTTCTTTTAATGCTTCAATAGTTAATTGACTCTCTGTGCTCATTCTTTTTTCCTGCCCCCAAACCGTAATCCAGTTGCGCTACCAAAGAGCAATAAAAATGCTGCCCAGGTTTCCCATGTATACGGAATGTGTAGAACTGGGAACAGTGTATTCAGTGACCAAATGCCTAGTAATGGTCCAACAACAATTACCACTACTAGTAGTGAAATTCCTAAAATTAATTTTATAAGTGATTTAATCATAACCAAAATTCCTCCCAAGGATAAACTAACCAACAATCTTCATGTCGCTTGTCTACGTTCCAAACAAAGTAGTCTGGATCTTTAAACTGGCTACCAGAGTTATGTGTTAAGACTGCAAAGCGAACATTGTCTCCCCAAACTTGATGCCATTTGTCGTCATCGGGAAAACAACCACTCGGCCAGTCTTGTTTAATCCAATTAATTGTAGACCCTTGGTCGTTAATGTCATCTACAATTAAAATCTTTTTGCCTTTAAATGCATCTTCTGCCATCCACAAATTGCTTTCACTTTCGTTACTATCACGAAGGCTAATATTGAGGGTGTACATTTTAATGCCAGTGTATTGACTTAGTAAATTAGCTGGCACAAGTCCACCGCGGGTTATACCTACAATATAGTCAGGTTTCCAATCGTGCGCTGACATTTGGCGAGCAATGTCTAAACATGCTCCTTCAACTTGGGACCAGTTGTAATAAACTTTCTTCATGCAGTTAAACCGTGTGCTAACGCTTGTAGTTCTTCTTTAGTCATGTTGAAGTTATATGTGCTTGAATATGCAACAGTGCCGTCTTCTTTTAGACTTTCTTGAATTAAATCAACAGCAAACAATCCTTTAGGATTGATCGACTCCCATTTTTCCATACGAAGACGGAAGCCTTCACTTTCTTTAATAATCATTTCTTTTGCTGTTCCTATAACATCTGGATGTAATTCTCTCATTCTTCGTCTCCTTTAATTGCTTCGAATGTTCTGTATTTTCCTAAAGTTTTAATATACTCATCATATAATCTTTTTAACTTTGGATATTTGTTTTCTAGTTTAACATCTCTTTCAGGAATAGTCAAGATCTTCTCAATAGTTCTTAACCGTTCCTCTAAGTCAACTCCATTTATAACAACATTACCTTTGACTTCTAATGTTGCTTCTTTTTCTAAAACAACTTTTTCTTCACCATACGGAATAGTCATAATAGTTTTATGATTGCTACTGGTAAAGTTGGTATTTGTACTAACCCAACTTGTACCGTTTGAAGTAGTTGTAAAAACTTGGCCGGAAGAACCGCCTGCGCTTAAATTAGTTATTGTAATAGGAGTGCTATATGAAGCGCCACTGTTTAGTGTTATAGTTCCGCTATTAGCTGTTGTGTTGTTTGTTGTATAAGTATAAGTCATTATGGATCCATTTATTTTTAACAAGGAATCCCCATTCTCTTGTTTGTGGACCAGGCATAAACAAGGTCCAGGGTGTAACCCCTTCTTTCAATTCAATACGATGATAGCTTGTTGATTTGCAAAATCTAAAATGGCCAGGACCGCGCCACATACGAATTTCGCCAATCATTCTTCCATCAGCAAACTTTGGCACCCATTCGTAGTAGCCGCCTTTTAGTATTAATGTAAAGTAGGGCCACGGGTGATCGTGTACATCGCCAGGATCGCCCTTATGAAACTTATGTAAGAACACATTAAACGGAAACCATTTACGATCTTTTAAAAACAAATAGTAACGAGTTAATAGAGGCTCGTTACATTGTCGATCCATAATAATACGTTTGCGATCAATACGTTCTAACAAGTTGAGTATCATTTTATTTTTTCTAACAAAGTTGTTGCTGAAAAGAAATGTTCGTGCAAATCTTTTGCTTGTTTGTGTACAGTAGGTATGAACTTGGTATAGTTTTCCATATACTGGATAATTTTACTAACTAAAAATGGTCTACTTGCTTCGTACGATTTAAAATCTTCAGTCCATGTGCTTGGGTATTTAAATGTATCGTAATACATCTCTGTATAGCTAAGTCTGTCTGGAACCATAGGAATCGCGTCAACTACCGCACCTTCGTAGCAACTAATGCCTAAAGTTTCTTGTAAGTTGGCACTAAACACTATCTTTGCTTCGCCTAACAAGTTATGATATTCATTTTTTGTTAGCTGTTGATCCTGACACACTACAAATTCGTACTGCGGTAAGTGTGTAGCTAAGTCTCGAAAAATCTCAACTTGCTTCTCGGGTGCGATTCGATGTGGAAAAAGAATAAGATTACGTTTTGCCATATGCTTATACATTTTTAATGTATCTTCCATATACTCCATTGGCCAACCACTACGTACAACTTTACCTGTAGTATTAGCTTCTGGAACATAACCGCCTTTGCCTAACAAGTTTTTACCAAACATCTCAATATGGAATGTTGTAGCAAAGTAGTTATGATCAAATGAATGATAGAAACTTTTCTCAGCATGTCTTACCCACGGTTTATCTCCAACAAGACGTCCTAAGAAATCTTGAGGATCATAACTGCCAGCATGCCATAGTCCATGTGTAACTACTGGAATACCCAGTAACTCACTCATGTACTTTAAGTTTATA